CGGCTCTGGCGTATCGGTCGCCTGCCGCATCGAGGCGTCGAATGAGCAGCGTTTCGATGAGCGCGGGCGCGTCACGGTCGCCAAGGCCAAGATCACCGTGGACGGCTCGGCATCGGTCACGCGCCGGGATAAGGTCAAGCTCCCCGGGAACGAGACCCTCCCCATAATCGGACTGGACGACGTCCCCGGGCCGGACGGCAACAGCTACCTGAAGGTGATCTATGTCTGAAAAGAGCGCCAACCGCCTGCTAGTGGAGGCATTCCGAAAGGAGCAGGCCGAGAACCGCAAGTTCCGCAAGCTCTCCGACGAGGCCCCGACGGTCCTGGAGAAGGTCCTGTTCCAGGAGGCGTGGCGCATCCTGGGCCGATCGCTCAAGCTCGCCCCCATCGACACCGGGCTTCTCAGGGCGTCCGCGAGGGTCGCAGTCCCGACCAGAGAGGGGAACGTCGTGAGCGTGTCCCTCTCCTACACCACCAACTACGCCTCGTACGTCCACGACCGGACCGATGACGGCACTCCGGAAGGGAATCCGGTGCCGTACAAGGCCCCAGGCACGCAGTCCAAGTTCCTGGACCAGCCGATGGAGGAGGGCTTGGATGAGATGGAGAGGCGCGTGTCCGAGCGCCTGAATATGGAGGTGAGGCGCATTGTTGGTTGATGACATCGCATCGCATCTGCAGACTGCCGGGGTTGGCACTGTGGGCACGGACATCTTCAAGGGCCATATCCCGGACGATGACGCGAGCTCCAGCTACAATGACTGCATCGCACTGTTCCCGCACGGAGGGGATCCGCCCGAGCTCGTGGGAGGTCTTGAGAATCCACGGCTGACCGTGCGTGTGCGCAACACAAGCTACTCCGCGGGCATGAGCAAGGCCAATGCCGTGATGGTCGCCCTGCACACGCTTAACGAGAAGACGCTCAACGGCCACCGGTACCTGTTCGTACGGGCCGTCTCCTCGCTGACGCACCTGGGACGCGATCACCGGGGGCGCAACCTGTTCAGCATTGACTTCATAGCGACCAAGGAGATGGAATCATGACAGCACACAAGCTCAAGGATTGCAGGATATACATGGACGGCCAGGACATGAGCGGGGACCTGAACCGCGTCGGCCTTGAATCGACGGCGGACGAATTGGAGAGCACCACCCTGGACTCGACTGGCTACCAGGAGTTTGTCCCGGGGCTGATCACCACTAAGCTCGATGGCGAGGTGTTCTCGCAACTGGGGGCCGGCCTGATCGAGGAGAAGCTCATGGCCCTGCTCGCAGGGGGGTCCAAGGTGGTCAGCATATACCATCCCGGGCAGGCAGCCGGGGGCATCGGCGAAGGCATGGACGCGGAGGTGATGAGCGTATCGCCGGTGATGACGATGGGCGACCTTGCGCGCATAACGATCAAGGCATCGCGGTCCGGGGGTGCGTTGGTACGGATCACGAGCATGGAGGGGAAGGCCGTCAAGACGGCCAGCGGGACTGGTACCGTCCGTTCCATCGGGGCGGTCTCAGCGGCCCAAGTGCTGCACTCGTTCCTGCAGGTCCTGGGAGCCGAGGGGACGTCCCCTCAGCTCACCGTCGCGATCAAGAGCGACGACGGGGCCGGGTTCAGCAGCCCGACCACGCAGATCACACATTCCATGTTCAGCGCCGTTGGCGCGGAGCACAAGACCAAGGCGGGGGCGATCACAGACACCTACTACCGGGTGGACTGGACCATCTCCGGCACGGACCCGAGCTTCACCTTCGACGTTGGACTGGGGATAGGATGAGGTGAGATGAGAACATGGCGAAATTCAAGATAGCGACACCGCAGATAAGCGTGAACTCGGTCGACTTGACGGTCTACGTCAAGGAGATCTCCGTCAACTGGGAGGCCGATGAGCTGGATACGACCACGTCTGGATCGACTGTCACCAGCAAGGAGTTCCTCCCGGGACTGATGAGCTGGTCCATCGATCTGACCTTCACGCAGGACATGGCCAACGTGGACTCGGTCCTCGCCCCGCTTATGGGCGCTGACCCTTTCCCGGTGGTGTTCCGGGCGAAGGCATCGAGCGTAGGGCCCGACAACCCGAGCTATTCCGGCAACTGCATTCTGCCGAAGTACAGCCCGCTGGGCGGGTCCGTGGGCGACATGGCCACCGCCAAGGTCACCCTGCGCGGGACCGGAGCGCTTGCGAGGGCCACGAGCTGATCATCATGACCGAGCTGAGCAAGTTCGACCCGGCATCTATGCGCGAGCCGCAGCTTCGCAGCATGGAGGTAGAGGGCGTGGGCGTGATCACGTACGCCCCCCTGAGCACGGCCGACTACATCGAGGTGCGCAAGATGTCGGCGATCACCGACGATGAGATGCTGCAGCAGGGGGCGGAGATAGCATACCGCATGCTCAAGCCCGCCTGCCCCGAGCTGGTGCGGGAAGACATGATGAAGTGGCCGATGGACACGCTCATGAAGGTCATAGGCGCGTTGGCCGAGGCCGTGGATTTTCGGGGAACGAAGCCCGGAAATACATCTGGACCTCCGACGATGCAGCCGCCTTCTGGCTTGTCTGCCGCGAATGGCGCAGATTCCCCCACGAAGTGATGGAGCTGCCGCTCGATGAGTACAGCTTCATGTTGGCGGGGATGGAGTGGCACATCAAGAAGCGCGAGGAGGCGATGAAGGATGCCTGAGATAGTATGGGACCTCAAAGCAAGGGACGAAGCTTCGACTGTCATTGACAAGGTGCAGGGCAAGATGAACGGGCTGCGGGGGAGCTACTCCTCGGCGGTACGCTCACCGGGCCTGCAGCAGTTCCAGCAGAAGCCCTCGCAGGGCCGCGGCGGAGGCTCTGGCGGGATGAGCGGCATATTGGGAAGCGGGAAGATCGGGGCGGGGGCTGGGATAACCATCATCGCCCAGGCCGCTCTGCAGGCATTGCAGAAGATATGGAAGGTGCTGAACGAGGCTTCGCCATACCTCCAGGCGGTCAGCCAGCAGTTCAAGACCGCCATGAACATCTACCTGCGACCGATGGGCGATGCGATAGCCAAGATGCTCCAGCCCATGTCGGAGCGAGAGATCGAGAGGGCCGAGGACCGCGCCCGGCTGTTCGAGCAGATGGAGCAGGATTGGGGGCCGGTCGCCGTCATCCTGGGCACCGTGGGGTTCGCCCTCTACGACGTGAAGGCGGCGTTGTGGGAGTTCAATTACGGGGTATGGAACGCCCTATCCAAGGTGTACCTGTGGCCGATGGACAAGCTGGGCGATCTGCTGGGCGTAGATCTGCCCGGTTCGCTGACCGAGCTGTTGGACCAGATGTTCGGCATCAAGGGCGGGTTCGCCGGGATACAGGAGTTCTTCGAGAAGGGGCTCCCGGAGAAGCTGGGCCAGATGGGCGAGAACTTCAAGACCAATTTCATGGCCGGGGTGGACCAGATCGTGAGCTTCTTTGGTACGGTCGGTGATGCCCTGAAAAGCACCCTGACCAACGCCCTGAGCACCATCGGTTCAACGCTGAGCGGGTTCGGTTCATGGCTTTGGAGCGGGATAACCAGCGCATTGAGCGGAGCGTGGAGCACCATATCCGGCTTCGGTACCTGGATATACAACTCTCTCAAGAACGCCCTGGGAGGGATCGGGAACGATGCGTACAAGGCGTTCCATAACGCCATAGCGTCGTTGCTCAACAGCATAGCGAACATCGAGCTGCCCCTGGTGGGCAAGCCGTTCAAGGGGCTGATAGGCACGATCCCAATGCTGGCCTCGGGCGGTATCGTTACCCGGCCGACCTTAGCCATGATCGGGGAGCGGGGAGCTGAAGCGGTCATCCCGCTGAACACGGCTGGACAGTTCGGGATGGGCCAAGGTCAGCAAGTGACCATCAACGTGAACGCCCCCATCTACGGGGTGACGGACCTGGAGCGGACCATCAAGGACCTCATGAGCCGAGAGCAGATGGGATACTCGGGGTACAGGTGATCGCATGGCATACACCATAACGTCCTACGAGAAGCGAGGTTCGGGGAAGATTTCGATGGCCGGGACCACCCAGGTGACGGCTAACACGGCCCGAGCGTTCAGGAACGTGGCCGTGGGAGCCACCATCAAGTCCGCCTCGATAGGCGCGGGAGGCTCGGCCACCGTCACCGCCAAGACCGACGAAACGCACATCAACGTGAGCGCGGTAGACACCTTCGCCGCGGAGGA